CGATAGTTAAATTATAACAGGAAGGCTAGGTGTCCTTTAACGTATTTACCCAGCCGATGATGTCCTCCATGGATAGGTCCATAAGACCCTCTTCCCCTAGAAGCTCCTCCATGCGTATCATTATCTCGTTGAGTTCGTCTCTGTCTATTCCGCATAGGTTAACTATGTGCGCCTCCATAAGAAGCATCAATTCACGCATGAATTCAACAGGTACTAAGGCTAGACCCTCTTCATCAAGGTACTGCTGTAGAACATCATCGTCAGCATACTCTGGGTCCTCAGGATAATCCATTGTCTAATAGTATCTCAAATCACCTGCGGTGATAGCTTTTAGGTAGTTGAATCTTAAATTATTTTAGTTCCCGCATAGGCACCAAGAAGTCCTACTAAGAAGTAGCTGGAGTATGATAGATTGTACCTAACTAGTTTTTAGGGTAGGGGTAATATGTCTGCTGGAATTCATAACATCAAGGTTGAGCAAGGTGCGACATTTTCCCAAACCTTCACGTGGAAGATCAGCTCTAACGCTGTCAACCTAACAGGATACACCGCTCGACTCAAGGTACGCGATACTACTCGACGTCCATCTGCGGTGAATGAAATCATCTCTCTTACCTCACCTTCAGGAGGTATCGTCCTCGGCGGAGCAGCCGGAACAATCGCGGTGACGATTTCAGCCTCGGCCACGGCCGCGGTCGTAGCAGGCAAGTACGTCTATGATCTCGAGCTTGTTGCATCTGACACCACCGTAACTCGTCTTCTAAAGGGCACCTTCACCGTTCTATCCGAGGTGACCTATTGACCGATCCAACGAGCATTGTCTCGGTCGGTGATCCCACTACCTCTGTAACTGTTACACCACAGCCAGATACACTAGTAGAAACTACCGAGACTAGTACCTCGGTAACGGTTGTCACCGAGAGTGATGTTACGGTTGAGACCTCGCTCTCTCCTGTGACGGTAACCGTATTAACACAACCAGACATCGTCGTTGAAACAACTGTTCTCTCTACAGAGGTTGTTATATCTAATCTTCAAGGTCCACAGGGACCTGTCGGCCCTACCGGTGCAGATTCAACCGTACCTGGACCGACCGGCGCTCAGGGACCGGCGGGAGCGCCTACAGGAGCTACCGGAGCAACAGGCGCAACGGGAAACACAGGAACGCAAGGCAACACAGGTTTAACTGGTCTAACAGGATTAACGGGAGCAAAAGGAGATACAGGTGCGCAAGGCAATACGGGCAACACTGGCGGTATCGGCGCTACTGGCGCTACTGGTACTAACGGGTCAACGGGTGCTCAAGGGAATAGCGGAGCTACTGGAGGAACAGGATCCACTGGATCCGTTGGATTAACTGGTAATACAGGTTTAACAGGTTTAACTGGTAACACAGGTGCACAAGGTGCAACTGGTGCGGTCGGTAACACAGGCGTCACAGGCGCTCAGGGACTAACAGGAGCTACTGGCTTAACGGGTGCAGTTGGAAACACAGGTGTAACAGGATCTACCGGTCTAACCGGCGCAACTGGCTTAACTGGTGTAACTGGTGCACAAGGTGAAACTGGAGCTGTTGGAAATACCGGTGTAACAGGCGCAGTCGGAAATACTGGTGCTACCGGCCTAACCGGTATGACAGGTATTGCAGGAACTACGGGTGCTGTTGGACTAACTGGCTCTACAGGTTTAACTGGTGTAACTGGCGCGCAAGGGTTAACAGGCTCGACTGGTCTAACTGGTATGACAGGTAACACAGGCGCGCAAGGAAACACCGGCGCTGTCGGGCAAACAGGTGCAACAGGTCTAACTGGTTCAACAGGTATGACAGGCAGCACAGGAGCTACCGGTGTAACTGGTGCGCAAGGTAACACAGGTGCGCAAGGTACCTCGATAAATGTTCGCGGCAGCGTTTCTTTAGTTGCAGATCTCCCTCCTACCGGTAATGCAGTTAATGATGCATATATTGTAGATGCAGACGGTGACCTATATGTTTGGAATGGTAGTGCATGGAGTAGTGTCGGACAGATCGTCGGGCCACAAGGTTCACAAGGAGTTACCGGCAACACGGGAGCTGTTGGAAATACGGGTCTTACTGGAGCAACGGGTCTAACTGGTAACACTGGAGCCATCGGGCAAACTGGATCTACAGGTGCGGTTGGCTTAACAGGCAGCACTGGTTTAACAGGAAGCACTGGTTTAACAGGTGCAACAGGATTGACAGGAATGACCGGTAGTACAGGTTTAACTGGTCTAACAGGCGCAACAGGAAGCACGGGAGCAGATGGACAGACTGGATCTACAGGTTATACGGGAAGCACAGGAGCAACGGGAGCAGTTGGACAAACTGGAGCTACCGGAGATGTGGGAGCAACTGGACAAACTGGTCCCACCGGATCAACAGGTTTAGTTGGCAATACAGGCGCCACAGGAAATACTGGCTCAACAGGAGTTGCAGGTAACACTGGAGTAACGGGTGCAACAGGTGCAACGGGAGACGAAGGACAGTTCTCTATAGTTGATGCCGTGCCACCAACAGGTGTAAGTGGAGCTGCGTGGTTTAATGCAAATGATGGCGCGGTGTACGTTTACTACGACGGTGTTTGGGTAGAAGCTGTTGGCGGTAACATGGGACCGGTAGGAAATACTGGGTTAACAGGCGCTACCGGCGCAACAGGCGCGGGGGTAACTGGGGCAACAGGAGCGACTGGTCCTACTGGCGCTACAGGCTCAGCTGCTACTACAGGTTCATGGACTATTACCACAGGCACTAACACCTACAATTTTACAGTTCCAAGTGGTGGGACATACTCCATGTGGGTCAGGGGGAATGTGCCTAACGGTATTATAGTTTGGAATGCTACAGTCACTGTGACAAATACTAATGTAGCGGCAATAGGCTATCAGTACGCTTGGAACTATACGGGCGGTGGAAGTCCTATTTCAATAACTGCCATACCTAATCAGATTAAAGGAGTGGCAGGTACAATTAGTACAGATGCTACGTATGCGGGAACTAGTAGTAATAGATTTGATTTTACAATTGCCAACACCAGTGGCGCATCGCAGACCGTTTACTACGGATACACTACTATATAATAGCAAACGCTTTATAGCGCGTGAAGACGCCTCAAAAGCATTAACCGTTAAAATTAAGGGTTGACGCAGTTCAAACTCTTATATTTTTCTGTAAAAATTGTACATTAGAACGGACAAAGTATTACTTTTTTAATAAAGTACATACGCAGTTAAATGTCATTTAAGCAGCATAAGTGTTAGAATTCTTGTATGGCAGTTATATACGGGTTAGTGCTAAAATCAGACCTAACACAGGTAAGATACGTCGGAAGAACTAAAGGCGAGCCAGAAAAACGCTTTTTAACACATAAGAAAGACGCTGAAAAAGGATCTGATCTCCCAGTACACCGCTGGATGAGAAAGCATGAAGATGCAACTTATATTATATTAGAAGATAGTCTTTCTGTAGAGGACTATGTAGATAGAGAGACATACTATATAGGTAAGCTGAAAAAAGACGGCCATAGTCTCCTTAATTGCACAGAGACGGGGGAAGACGGCGCAGTGACTCTTACTGCAGAAACGCGAACCAAAATTAGTAAATCTCTTACTGGTAATTCTAAAGCATCAGCAGGTGCCAAGCGTTCATGGGAGAGCAGAAAAGCAAAGACAGTGAAGAGTGTAGAAGATGTTGCTTCTTCTAGAAAGACAAAGAGTCAAGAAGATCAGCTAGCTCTTCTTTACGCTAGAGTGTCTACGTCTATGCAGGTGCAAGATGGTGTTTCTCTAGATGTACAAGAACGCGCATTAAGGCAGGCAGCCGAGCTTGCAGGTTACACTTTAACAGAACTTGTCAGAGAAGAAGGTAGATCGGGTAAGTCTATATCTGGAAGACCAGCGCTAAAGAAGACGCTTAATCGTTTAGCTTCTGGAGAAGCAGACGCTTTGTTTGTTACCCGCCTAGATCGCCTATCTCGCTCAACGCAGGACTTTTTATCTATTATTGACCACTCGCAGAAATACGGCTGGCGATTAGTTCTTCTTGATCTTAATTTAGATACTTCTTCATATCAATCTCGGTTTGTTGTTACTATTATGTCTGCCCTTGCTGAGATGGAAAGATCTATCATCTCTGAACGCCAGAAGGACGTTCACTCTGACAGACGCTCTCAAGGAAAAGTTTGGGGAGTAGATCTTGGCCCTAAGAAAAGAATCCCGGAAGTAGTATTAAATCGTATATACACTGAAAGAGAAGCCGGCGAGTCGATGAACGGTATAGCTAGGAGGCTCAACGCAGAGAGTATACCAGCCGCCTACGGTGGGAAATGGTCTGCTTCTAGTATTAAATATGTATTAGATCAACAATCAGACGAAGCAAAGTAAGATAAGATACACATATGCCAATTTTAGGAGCGAGCGCATCTGGCGCAAAATCAAGTCCTGTTGCGCCGACTATCGGTACAGCAACCGATGCTGGCTCAGGTCGCGCATACAATAACGGCGCAGCTACTGTAACATTTACCGCGCCTAACTCTAAGTTACCTATTAGCTCCTATACGGTAACTAGTTCACCTGGCAGTTACACTGGTACAGGCGCGTCATCACCTATCACCGTTGCAGGGTTACAATCCGCAACCGCCTACACTTTTACCGTTACTGCAACAAGCTCTGCTGGAACCTCTAGCGCGTCAAGCGCGTCTAACAGCATCACTGCAACTACTGTTCCTCAGGCACCTACTATCGGGTCTGCTACAGCAGGTAACGCATCAGCAACAGTTACCTATACGGCAGGTGCAAACGGCGGTGCGGCGGTTAGTGTATTCACAGCAACTTCATCTGGTGGGCAAACTGGAACAGGCGCAAGCCCAATTACAGTCTCAGGCTCTAATGGAGTCGCATATACATTTACAGTTACTGCCACAAACGCTAACGGAACGTCAACGGCAAGTAGCGCATCTAACTCAGTGACACCTGTTGTTCCTGCCGTATCTAGCGTTGAGTACCTTGTCGTTGCAGGCGGAGGCGGTGGTGCTGGGTTTAGTGGCGGCGGCGGCGGTGCGGGTGGTTATCAGGCTTCAACTCTTGGTGTATCAACAGGAGTTGCGTACACGGTAACTGTTGGGGCAGGCAGCACTACTAATGGTTCTAACTCTGTATTTTCTTCTATAACATCGACTGGCGGTGGGCAAGGACGCCTTGGATACACTATTAATACTGGTCCTAACACTGGTGGGTCAGGTGGTGGTTCTGCTCAGGTAGGTGTAGCTGGTGCTGCAGGAACATCAGGTCAAGGAAATAAAGGTGGCGATGGTCCTCCTTCAAGTCCAGGTTCTCAAGGCGGCGGCGGTGGTGCAAGCGCTGCAGGCGGCAATGGCGCAGCAACTTACAGCGCTACTGGCGGTAGCGGTGGCGCAGGTTCTTATACTTCTATCAGTGGCACATCTACTCCTTACGCTGGTGGCGGTGGAGGTGCTGGTGGCTTCCAATACCCTGTTGGTGAAGGTCCAGCAGGTGTAGGCGGCGTTGGTGGCGGCGGCGGTTCAAGTGTTGCTGGAACAGCAAACACAGGCGGCGGTGGTGGCGGTTATGTTGGTATGGGATCAAGCGCAAGCGGTGGTTCAGGTATTGTAATTATTGCCTACCCAGACAGTTTCCCAGCACCTACTTCAATTAGCGGATTAACATATAACCAACCAAGCCGCGCAGGTTATCGCGTCTATCGCTTTACAGCGGGAACAGGAACTATAACTTTCTAATGGCACACTATGCATTTTTAGACGAAAATAATATTGTTACCGAGGTCATCACAGGTATTGACGAGACTGAAACCATTGACGGATTAACACCTGAAGAATGGTATGGAAATTTTCGCGGGCAGAAATGCTTAAGAACTTCATACAATGACAATATTAGATTTAATTATGCTGGAATTGGGTTTACTTATGACCCAATTCGTGATGCTTTTATTGCACCATGCCCAGGAGATGACTGGATACTTGATGAATATAATTTACGGTGGAAACCACCATTTGATTATCCTATAGATCCCAATTCAGTAGTTTAATGGGCTATTATTTTTTTAACTTTGGCAGAATGAAAGAAACGCCCTGGTGCATTACTGAAACAAACCAAGATCGCACTAAACTTTTGCAGTCGTGGGCAGTTGCCGAAATAGAGGTTAATGTTCCTTGTAAAACATTTTTAGGGAAACTTGCTTACTTTACCTGTGAAGGCGTAATGACTTTTGATGGGACTAAGGCAATAATCAATGCTGAATAACTAAGGAGATACAGTAGCTTATGGTGATGACAGGAAAGATTTAAAGAAGTAAAAAAGACAGAGCCGGACGCGTGATTACTCACATGTCCGGCTCTTTATGTTTTAGACGCTCTCTCCCGGGACGTCAAAAACTAGTATTACTATATACCTAAAAGGTCTACTTAACAGGCAATCCTGTAATAGATTTCCAAGTTTTTGCATCAACGATACCAGTTACAGGCAGCTTCTTAGCCTTCTGGTGCGCCATCACAGCCTTCTTCGTTACAGGACCAAATTGTCCGTCGGCTGGCTTGATCTCGAGAGCTGCTTGCACGGTCTTAACGTGAATACCAGACTCGCCTGGATCAATAGTTTCTCCGGGATATATTTTTCCGGTTGTGTCTTTTTCTTTTACTTCTTTAACCGCAACAGGTGCGGCTGCAGATCCCGCGTAGTCAGGACGACCCCAACCAACAACACCTACAAGAAGTTTCTTCTTGTTGTTCTTTAGGTAGCCGCGCTCCTTCTTGCAGGTTTCTCCGCCGTTGCGCTGGTCGCCCTTAGCGTTGCCTGAGGTGTTTCCCTCTAGGCAGATCATTGTGCCGTCCTTGTTATCCTTTACGACGATACCTACGTGCGAGATGCGGTCTACACCGTCTCCTGGGAAGTCAAAGTAAACGATGTCGCCAGGTTGCGGAGTATTTACTCCGTCGTTGTCATACCAGCGCTTCATCTTCTTAAATGCAGTTGACCCTGCAACCGTTGAAACGGTGTTAGGAATCTTTACTCCAGCCTTATTTCCACAAAAATTCACATAAGACCCACACCACGGGAGAAAATTAGCTTTTGTAAAGGCTCCGAAAACAGTTTCGTTGTCTTTGGGCCCTTCGACGTATCCAACGTACGATTCAGCTACTTGAACAAGACGAGCAGCTGTCCCCTGCAGCGCTGGGGTAGCAATAGGTTTTGGAAATGTAGTAGTCATAAAATCTCCTTAATTAGGTATTCTTAGTTTTGTTGTCTTCTATTCTAGCTTTAGCTAGCATAAAATTTCTTTGTTTTGTTGCGCTTATCTTGTCTTTTGTTTCTTGCGTATGCGGTTTTCTTGGTCTTGCTTTTGCTATTTCTGACAATCTTTTGCACACTTCTGGTGTTTTTACTCTTCCTTTATTTGCAGCACTGACTTTTGCTTTTTCTTCTTCAGTTTTTGCACGGCCAATATTAGCAAGTCTAGCTGCTGCATGCGCTTGTGGGCTAGGGGATTTTCCTTTTCTATTTCTACTCATTAAGTCACGCGTTTCTTGAGATATCGCTGCATGGCCATCTCCACCTAGAGATATATTTGTTAAGTCACACCCTTGATCTCGGTAAGACTTAATAAAGTGTCTTTCGCGTTCTCCAGACTCTTCCCAAGAAAGGCTAGACTCTAAGATTAAAGCTACTACGTCTTCTCCAGAGTTGTAGACGCTTCTCATCCAGTTGTACACATGCGTTTTTAATCCGCCGTCCATATGACCTCTGTGTGAGGCAAGCCTCTTATCAGGAGTATCGTACTTAGTCCTCCCAACATAGCGAACTACGTCTGGTTCACCAGACGACACAAGAGCATAAACGCAGGCCATAATCTATTATTTTACTATAACAACAGAGATCTTAGTTTTAGGGCACTTTGCGTTTACGTCCTTGATTGCCTTGAGTTCTTTGTCGTCAACTGTAAGTGACCAACGTAGTTTTACGTGAACCCAATTCTTAATGTATGTGCAAACATCCTTTGCAGGAAGCCAGTCGGCTGGATCCTGATCTGACTTAGAGCGATTAGTCGCTGCGGTGACAGCAATCAACGCGTTAACGTCTCCCATGTCATTTGCGTATACCTCGCGCTTTGCGTTATCCCATGCCTTAGCGCCTGAATCCCATGACTCGGCTAGAGGAACCATATGGTCAACGTCTAGCCCAGAAAAATTTGTAACTGTTAATCCGTCATACGCGGAGTACCACTTGCCTGTATCCTTTACGATCTTGCAACCAGCTTCAACCTTAGGCTTAACAAGAGCCTCCTGGATAATCACGTCGTTGCGTGTACTGCAACCGTTCTTATCAAGATCTGACCAGTGCTTAAATTGCGAGCGCGCGTATCCTTCACGAACGTCAGG